CAGACATCAGAAAGGAGGAGATTATGGTGATGGTAAATTTTAAACTATGAGAACAATAGAAGATACATTTAAAAATGCAGACTTCCTGCAGCCAAAGGTTTACAACAGATATAAACTAGGAGAAAGAGAAGAAATAAAAGAAATGTTCATTAAGTCTTTTGAGTATTACGATAGAACAGTTGAGAAGTATGAGCATTTACCTGCTTATGATGAGATTATTGACTGGATGGTAGATACAAAAGGTAGAGGTTTGATGTTGATGGGTGAGTGTGGATTAGGCAAATCAACTATCTTAAACTTTGTTATTCCTGCTATATTTAGAACTAGAACAAATAAGATATTAAGAAGCGTTCCTGCAAAAGAATTAGGTACAGTTGATAGAAACAAAGCACCATTCATTATTATTGATGACTTAGGAACTGAGAGTATTAAAAATGATTATGGCACTAAGATAGATGCAGTTGCTGATGCAATTTCTTATGCTGAGGATAGTTCTAAAACATTGCTAATCACTACAAATTTAACACCACAAGCACTTAAAGAAAGATATGATGAAAGGACTTTGGATAGGTTAAGGAAGTGTAAAGTGGTGATTATCAAGGGTAAAAGTTTTAGAAATTAATTTGTATAAAATTGAATTATTTTTATATATTTGTATTGTGAAAACATTTATGATAATATGGGGAGTGGTTATAATTGCTTGTGTGCTAGAAGCCTATTTCTGCTGCACCTTAATAGAAGATGAGTATAGTGGGGATAAATAATAATAACAATAGGGAAACTCTAAAACCCTTAAGCGTTAATATTCCTTTTTTTTTTCAAACCCCACTATGCTTATTAAATAAAAAATAGAAATGGCAAAAAAAAGAAAATTAAATAGTAAAAACCCTAAGTATAAAACAGATAAGGGAGAAGAATTAATAGTAGTTAAAAAAGTTCCTCTTATTGGAAAAGCACCAGGTTATGGAGTTTGGTATAAAAATGAAAAATAATATGAATAGAACATATAAAACAATAAAAAGCGTATTGAAGTATCACATTAAGAGTGGAGTTAGGTCTTTATGGACTTGGAAGAATGACAACTTTACAATGATATACGAAAATTATAGTGGTGATGATAGGATATATACAAGTAATCAACTTTTAAAAATCTTAAATGATGAATAGTGCAACTATTGGTGCTTTAATGATTGTCGGTGTTGTGATTTTATATATATTTGCTTTATGCTATGTTGAAGGAAAGATAGCAAGAAAAGAGAATGAGAGTTTAGAAAAAAATATAGATAAATTAGATGACAAAGCATAATAAATATTACTACGAGAAAGGCAGGAATGGGTGGACTCCAACTACTACTTGGCAAGATGAGGTGGCAGAAGATAAAGATAATAAGTGGTGTGGAGGTGAGATTAATCCTAAAATGTTACTAACAAAAGAAGAACTTAAAATAGATTATAGTAAAGATAAAACTCCAAACTATTACATTGGTAGAGTTTATGGATATGAGGCTAGGAAAGTTGTAGAAGATTTTGATCTTTCGTACAATATCGGTACTGCCACTACATATCTCCTTAGAGCAAAGCGTAAGCATGATACAAGTGTTGACTGCATACAGAAGGCTATTAACCATTTAGAGTTTGAGTTAGATAAAATTAAAAATGAAAAAACCAATCTTTAGAGTATTTGTATCTTACGAGATAAAGAATAAAAAAGTTGTAACTAGGAGAGTAATCAAAGGAATACTAGATACATTTGTTCTTACATCTAACATCAAAGAAATAGAGAATGACCAAGAATTAATAGATAGAATTTGTTACATAAATAAAAAGAACCTAAATAAAGTAGATGTTATAATTACAAGTATTGATATTGAAAATCAATATGGTGAAACTACTGATAGGTTTGATGATGAATATTAGATTATGCCAAAGATTAGAAAGATAAGAATAGAAGATAGAAAAGATAGTAGAGGTGGTGGTTACTCTAGAAGAAAGTTTACTGTTGCTGAAGCAGATGCTATAAGAGAAGAATATAATACTGCTACAGAGAAGATAACTATCTCATCTCTTGCTAGGAAATACAAAGTATCTCAACCTTTAATGTACCAACTAATAAAAGGTAAAACCTATACTGATGGGGTAACAGGGGGTATAGGGGGGCATAGGGGGGTATAGGGGTATGGCTATGAAGAAAGAAGCATTAGTCCAATCATCATTTTGCACCTATATACAATACACTTATCCTGATGTAAGATACTGTGCCTCACTAGGTGGTATAAGAACATCAATGAAACAAGCAATATTAGCAAAGAAAACTGGCTATGTTAAAGGCTTTCCTGATATACAAATCTGTAAAGTCAATAGTGAGTATGCAGGATTATTTTTAGAGATTAAAGCAGATAAGACTTGCTATCCATCTAAAGAACAAAAGCAATGGGTTGCTGATCTGAATGAAGCAGGTTACTATGCTAAGGTAGTTAAAGGGCTTGAAGAATGTATGAATGTTCTTGATTGGTATATGAAAATTCCTTAATTTTTTTCAAATTTTTTTTATTTTTTTTCAAATTTTTTTTAAATTTTTTGAAAATTCCATGAAACTGCTGAAACTGCTATGAAACTGCTAGGGTTGTTGGCTAGGAGATTTTGAGTGAAATCTTATTTTTGTTTCTTCTTTTATAATTTTTTCACCTATTTTTTAGAAAATAAAATTGTTAATAACTTTCTTTTAAAATATTAGTTTAATTAAAATATTTTTTTATTTGCACGTGTGCGTTCTATTATATAGACAAAAGAAACCAAACAACCAACAAACGAACCACCACCAACCAACCAACCAACAAAAGCAACATAAAAACAACTTTTGCACCACCACCACCAAAAAACGACCAAAAAACGAGCATAAAAAATAGATCATTTTAAAAAAACTTTAAAAAAAGTGCGTTTTACTAGAGTAAAAAAAAATAAATCTTTTTTAACATTATTGTTTGATTTGTTAAAAAGTGTGTTATATTTGCATCATAATAATTAACTGAATAACTTAAAAACAAAAAAAATGGCAACAATAACAATTTTATTAATCACTTGCATAATTATAAAACTAGCAAACAGACACGACAAAACAGATAAACAAAAACACGCAGAATATTTAAGCGAGTTAATAGAACTTAAAAGACTTAAACAATTAAAATTAAATAACTAAAATTAAATAACTAAAATTATGAAAACAAAAACACAAAACACAAAAACAGAAAAACTTGAATTAATAACAACTTTTTTATTTAGTGCGTTCTTCTTTGGATCAATTGTAAACGCTATTTTATCAACTATTTAAAAACTATTAACTAAAAACTATAAAACTATGAAACTATTTAAAATGATTAATCTGTTTGGCTTCTGGCGAGTAATGAATAACTCAGAATATTATCACAAAAAATACGACTATTTTACAAACGAATATTAAAAACTAAAATTATGAATAACTACAAAATAATAAATTTAAAAACAAATAAAGAATTTTTTCTGAATGAAGAAGAAACAACAAAATTTTTTAAGAAAAATAAAATACAAAATTATAATATTATAAACTTAACAGAATTAAAAAGAATTAAAAGGAATAAAATTTTAGATACTATTGCATTAGTTTGTTTCTTTGCTGCTACTTTTTTAAGCATTATTCTAATCATAGAGAATTATTACTAATTAATCAAACACTTTAAAAAATGGACACATATATACAGAACGACCCCAACAACCCAATCAACCACGAACCTAAAAAAAATTATTGTGATATTTGCGACATTGAAGAGTCAAAAACATATTTTGCAGAAGACACGAATATTTGCGAAAGTTGTTACGAGGAAATAAAAAAAGAAGATGACGAACGTATTAAAAAAGTATATAATAAAACAAACTATTAATTTAAAACTATAAAAAAATGAAACTATTGACACAAAACGCAAAACTAAAAAAGACTAGCATAGAAAACAATATGAGAGTATTAAATTTTTCTTTACCGGCATACAAAACAATTACAGGGAAAACAGTTTGCCCATTCGCAAAAGATTGCATTAAGTATTGTTATGCTCAGAAAGGAAATTATCGTTATCCTTCAGTTATAAAGGGACTTAATAACAGATATGAACTAAGTAAAACGGATCAATTTGTTCCTAAGATGAACGCAACAATAATACTAGAACGACCAACACATATCAGAATACATGATAGCGGTGATTTTTATAGTATTGAATATCTTAATAAATGGGTACAAATTGCAAACGATAACAAAGATGTTATTTTTTACGCATATACGAAAAGTATACCATTTTTTAAGCGTAATAAACAAAACAATAATAATTGGTTATTGCCTAAAAATTTAAAAATTATATTTAGTGAAGGATCTAAAAAAGACAATTTGATTAATACTACTAAAGACAGACACGCACGAATATTCAAAAGCAAAGAACTATTAAAAGCGGCTGGATATATAGACGCATCTGATAACGATTTAAAGGCTATTACAGACAATAAAAGGGTCGGATTAGTATATCACTAATAAAAAATAATTAATAACTTAAAAAAATAAAATGGACAGAGAAAGAATGATAAAAGAAATACAAAAAATAAATTGCAACCAAAGAAACAATATACACGAATTAGCAATTTTAAACAACAAAGAACTATTAAACAGATTAAAAGAATTAAGAAAATTTAAAAATAAATATTATGAGTAGAGGACAATTGCCACTCACTAACTGGAGTAACACACAACTAACATTTTTACTAATTTTAGCGCTGCTTTTTGGCGGCTGCTAACAAAACATTTAAACATGAAAACAATAACAACAGATCAAGCAAAAGAACTAATAAGAGAAACAAACGGGCGTATTTTTTCTAGTACCTTTATAAAAAAGGATAATACTATAAGAACGCTTACGGCTAGACTAGGCAAAAAGTATAAGAGTAAAACAGGCAAAGCAGCACCTTATAAGGCACAAAATTATAATTTGTTACCTGTATACGATATGCAAAATAAAGCCTTTAGAATGTTAAACTTTAACACTCTTTTAACTATTACAATTAATAAAAACAACTATAAAATTATATAATTAAAAAAACAAAACAAAATGAAAAAAGAAACATTAAAAGAATTAAAAAAACTAATTAAAATATTTGAGAATAGGCAACTATTTAATAATGATAGTATTTTAATGAATGGCGACTTAAAAAAATTAATTACTTTAGTTAATAAATTAGACACCGCAGGGAATACAAATACATTAATAGATGATCTACCATTTTAAAAACAATAGTAAATTATAAACTAATTGAATAACTAAAGCAACTAAATACTAATAATTAAAGCACCTTTTACGAGGTGTTTTTTTTATTAAATACGCTTAAATACTTAGTTATTTATTAACTATTGTTTATTATATTAAGTTTGATTTGTTATGATATGACTGCAAATTTTCTCTTTTTGCGCAACTTTGCACTAAAAAAAGACACATTTTATCAATATAAACACTTATTTATCAAGATATTAGAACTT